CCTTAGCATGAATCTTGTGCATGGTGGAGCAGGAGTTGGCGACCGTACCCACCTTATAGGTGTCGAACTCCTTCCACCAGTAGAGCGGGGCGGTGATGTCAACGTACACCGCGATCATCCGGCGGAACTTGCCGTCTGCCGAGCCGGCCCTGGCCATATCGCAATCGTCGGGGGCATTAGCCGGCCCAGAGTTTCCACAAATATCGTGGTACTCTCCGTCATCGTAGAACGTGGTATCCGACTTGGCCCAACTGTTCATCGGATTCCGCATTCCGCGAATGGTGGGCTCCAGACCCATGATTTGGGTTTTCTCAATCAGGATCATGCTTGTTGTTCCTCCTTACACTTATCAAAATGGGCAAGCAACGAATGCTCTTCATCAGCAAACTTGATTTCTGTTGGGTCAACTCGGCGGACGCCATCGCTAAACTCCACGATACCAAAGACTTTGCCGAAAACTCCGGCCGGTTCGCCTCCGACAAGCGGGCTTGCAGGTAACGGTTTTGAGTAATGCTCCCAGGTATGGAAATATCCATACTTTCCATCAACTTCGCAGAGGCGCGTTTCATAGCTTATACTCATGTTCATTCCGGCCATAAAATCACCTCTTCGTCACCAGCCGCTCATACAGCTCCTCGGCTTCCTTGCGACCGATGATGAGAACGGCGATGTCGCCATGACTATGGTCAAATCCGACCAGGAGCGTGTCAGAGTTTTTCATTTTCTTATGCCCTCCCAATAGTCCAGTTCTTCTTTGAACAAATTGAAAAAAGCGTAGTAGTCTTTAACGGTCCGATTACTCTGAGAGCAAGTATTTGTCCTGCCAAGGTGTTTGTACCAGTTGATGACCATTCCGCTATCTAAGTGGATGATATAAAACTCGTCACTGTTACGAAACCACGCAAAACTATCGCAGACAACCGTCCCATAATCGAACGCGTCCATAAGTCTTTCGTATCCAATTGTATCAGCAACGATTTTGCACATCAAATCTCTGTCGATGTGGTACTGAGGGAGATCTTCAAGTTCGTATTTCACTTCTTTTCCACCCTCCTGGCCTTGCGTTCGTCGTACTCAGCCTTGTCGATACGGACCAAGCCGTTCTCGCCGTCCTTAAAGTAGCCGTTGAGCTCCACCTTCTTACCCTCCGGCGTAATGACGTAGAGATAGGCCACAGTGTCAAAGTCGCCGTTCTTGGGGTCAGTCAGGAACTCCTCCCGAACCACCTTGAACTTCTTATCGGCGGGGAAGTAGGGCATGGTGATGGGGGCCAGCTTGTCGATAAGCCTGGTGGTGAAGCCATTGGTATAGGCGATATCGGGCTCGTCCACGTTGACCACCTGAACGCGGTTGGTATCGCTGTAAGTCACGGTGCCGTCCGGAGCCACCTCTTTGAAGAGAGAGAACATCCGCTTGCACTGATAGTGCTTGATGGGGTCGTCTTTGGAAAAGGTCTCCGACACATCCTCCCAAATATCAGGAGTGTCCTCGATGGGGGTCAGACACTTTCCGTCAATCAGGCGGTTGAGGATGCTCTTGGTGATTTGGATGCTGAAGCCGGAGTGACCGTCACGCATGAGACTCTGGTAGGCGCGGATGGCGCTATCGTAACAGGCAACGCCATAAGCCGCATCTTCGGGCTTCTCGGCGCTCTTTCTCTCATTTTCACACGCCAGCTCGATTTCGCGCTCCGCCCCCTCGATAAAGGGCAGATCGAAGCTGACGGTGGCCCTGTCGTCGATGAATTCGTCCGCATAAATCTTGCGGGTGTTAAAGCCAAACATCTCCACGGACTCCGGGAGATTGTCGTTGACGGCGTCCAGATGTAGACCGTTCTCTTTGCACCACTTGACAGCGCTGGCCAGAGGCTCCTCCACACGGTTGGTCCAGAGGATAATGCGGGCTCCTTTGGCCTGCTCGTTCTTGCAGTAGTCAAGAACCTTGGTATTGGTAGCCCCTATATCCGGCCACTTATTCTCGACCAGGGTGCCGTCGAAATCAACAGCGATGATTTTAGCTCTTTTTTCCATGATGTTCTCCTTTCAAAATGTGTTTATTCTTCTACCGATACTGGCTCGAACTCAGAGGTTTCTCTCCAGCCGATGTTATATGGCTTAATCATATTGGTGACGAGATCTTTACAAAGAGACATAAAATCAGTCACTTGTTCCGGTGTCAGAGGCTTCTCACCATAATCCTGAATTGCCTGGAGTGTATCGCAACCAGAGCAAGAGCCATACCCTACATAGGTCATGAGATATTGGTACTCGAACGGCTGGTAAGTATCTTCCGGGATCAGGAACAGTTGTGTACCTTGATAATCACCATCGTCAACGACGGTGATATTCTCGGCATCCCATCCATGTCCAAGAATATATCTTGTAACCAGTTCAACAAGATACTTATAGTCACAGAAGTTCAACGAAGTATCTTTTTCCAACTGATCGCGAAGCGTTTGCTGGTTTTTGTTCCAGCGGTCAAGACAGTATTTAATCACAATGTTCTCCTTTCAATCATGCAACTTTCGGCAACGACGTGATTTTGGGCATGGGCTTCGTAGACCACCCAACGAACTTACCCTCGTTGAAATTCTTCTTCGCCTTGAGGGCTTTCGTGATAGCCAGGTCGATGCCGGAAAAGCTCTTGAGATGGTAGTAATAAAGGTTGCTGTATGGTGTCGTTAAGCGGTCAATTCTCCCGGCCGCCTGTACCATGACTTTGTAGGAATAGTTCTGCGAGTAGAATATGATAGTGTCTGTGGTGATGCAGTTCCAGCCCTCACAGCCAGCAGTGTACTGAACGAAATAGACCCATTTATCCCCGGTGGGAACTTCCTGGTGTTTGTGACCGTTCCACTCCGCAACTTCCGTCCCCTCCGGATAGCCGAGTGACTTGAGAATATCAAGTTCATAGTCGAAGTTGTAGAAGATGATGACCTTGGGGTGATCCTCCATAAGCTCCAAAATCGCAACGCTGCGAGAGTCATCTGAGTTTACGATTTTTCGGAGTGAGTAACACAACTCGCCGGCGGTTTCAATGGGCTTGTCCTCCCAGATGTTCCATCGCTTCCTGGTGATGTCCCGGTAGTTCGAGATATTGTAGCTTACCGGAATATCAACATGGTTGGACGTGGTATGGCGCTCAAACTCCATTTCAACCAGAATACGATTGCGCAGCCGAATCAGCCGACCAGTGTTGAGGTAACGGTCGACCTTGGGATATTTGGATTTCCAGTCATAAATAACATGCTGGTCAATGAAGTCAGACTTGTTGCGATAGAAGCCGTTGGCAATGAAAACGGGGATGTAATCCTGCCAAGTGTCGCCTGGGGTTGCGGAGAGGAGTATCCACTTGTTGACCTTGGCAATCTTGAGAAACGCCTTTGTCCATGCGCCATATCCGACAACTCGCTGCTCGTCAAATATGAAGAAAGCGTCTTTGACGTCCTTATACTTGGCAATATTGTTCCAAGAATCAACGACCACCGTGTTCTTGTAGTAGTTGGCTTCCGGATGCACCGACAGCAGGAATGGAGCCATTTCCTCGCCCCACTCACATTTATCCCGCTTTTTTGCTGTTGTGATGATGTAGAGGTCTCTCGGCTTTTTCATGATGCTGTCGGCTTCATCGAGATTTCCGCCCTGCTGTTGGTAATAGTAGGCGAGGCCAGTCCGAGATTTGCCCGAACCGACCCCGCCGCAGAGGATACAGCCATTATGTATTTTTGCGAGGGCTTTTCGCTGATGGTCGAAAAGGCTTATACCGCCCATGGCTACTTAGCCGTCCACTTCTTGATTTTGTTGAAATAGTTGCCCTTATTTCCGAGGGCTTTCTTGGCGATTGCCATGGCGAGCCCCTTCTCGGGGTCAAACTCCTCTCCGACAGCCTTGACGACCGTCTTGGTGTCATCGGCCCAGAAAACGATGGTGGCCGTTCCGTTGAACATGACGTCCTTGATCTCGGGGAGGATCATGCTGGCTCCACCGTAAGCGGCCACAGCATGTATTGCGGCATCCAGACTGCTGTCGCCATAGCTGATACGCTGCCGAGGCCTGAACATGCTTCCGGCCTGACACACATCGCATTTGTAGCCGCTGGTGAGACTTCCATTATGGGCGCACCCATTACATTTCAAAGGGTCTTTCATTCTTCATTTCCTTTCTGAAATAATCTGTCCATTTTCTGAACAGCCCGCCGCATGGCCCAAACGTCCGAAAAATACATGGGGGTGAACCAATAGTTCTCCAAAGTGTCGTCCGAGCTCATGGGGTCGCGGCCACGCCGAGCAAAGATAGTTGAATGTAGCACATGAGCGCAACAGTCTCATCAATATCTTGCGCCGACACCAAAATATGGTTCTGGAAATTCATGCAGGCTTTCTCAAGACTTCTTTTAGCGCAGTTCACGCCGGCAATCAATGTTGCGCCAGCTCCGCAGCAGGGGTCGTCGAGAGTGATATAACCATTCTCTCTGACTTTCTTGACCACGTCACCCATGGCAATTTCCGCCATGAGCTGGCAAACATTATATGGTGTGAAGTGCTGCTTACGCCCTTCATCTTGAAGTCCGAGGCGGGTATAAAGTCTACCAAGGAAATCCTGTTCGGGGTTAATCTCCAATGCCATGACCGTATGGGCAAACAGAGTCGGGAATTTGTTCTGCTCTTCTTTGCTGTACTTTTTGATGATGCGGAGATAGCGAGCCTCCCGCTCCTCATAGTGCGACTTGTCCACCGGATTGGACAAAGCGCAGGCAGCCATGACGATAAAATCGTTCCAAATATCCCAACCGCGATGCCGATAGGTAAGCGATTTGAATGTTTTCAGGAACTCGTTTTCTACGTCAACTGCCTGTCTTTTCGACACTGCTTTCTTCTCCGGAGGACGTGCCGGCATAGCAGGCGGAGTAAAGTATTCAGAAGTTTTGGGTGGGACAAAAGGCTTCGGTTCAAACTTCGGTTTTGCCAGAACCGGGGATAATGCTTGCTTAGGTTTGGGTTTCGGCTTATTAACCGATCTTTTCTTAGGCTTCTTTTTCTTCCAAAGAGGCACAACGATATTCTCCTTTCAAAAAAACGGAGGGGCGCCGGCTACCTCCTAACCAGCGCCCCACGGCCCGTTACTCCTGCGGATACTCCTCGCCGGCGTACTTCTCGGCGAACTCGTCCTCCTCGATAATTACGTACATGACCTTGAGGTAAGCCTTGATACCGGACTTACCATTAACTTCCCAAGGGCTGGGGTTGATGACAAGGTCAACGTTACTGATGTCAGCGTAGTCCAGCGTCTCAACGGACTCCTCATCCAGCCGGGTCTTGTTCCGACGGGTAAGCATATAAATGTTGGGCGGGTAGTTGTCGAACCGAACCGCCACCTGGATGTAGTACATGGGGGAATCGTTCTCGTCCCGGGGCTGACGGACACGGACGTTCCAGCCGTCATCAAGCAGCTTTTGAGCCGTTTCGGGGTTATCGATGACGACACAGAAGTTTCGGTCACCAGCCCGGTTATACTGGCTGGGGCGACCGGCGAAATTGCGGAAACGGAGAGTAGCGTTCTCGATAGAGAGAGGGGGGAGTTTTTTGCGCGGCATAGTGATTATCTCCTTTTCAGATATTCGATTTCCTCTTCGAGTTTCTTGATGCGATTGAGGATTTTGCCCTCACAGACCATTGCGGAGAGGATGAACACAATGGCCGATGCAATGTTAAAGCCGCACATGATGGTATGCTTGGTGACATACGCAACCAGTGCGGCAAAAGCATTTATAATCGCAATTATTAAGGCTATCGTCATCCAGTTCACCTCACGTCAAACGGCGTGGAGCCGTCACCATGGGGTTCGTCCGGACCATACCAGGGAGGCGTGTCGTCCTTGACATACGGGTCCTCGGACACAAACCACTCGAAATCGCCGAACTTGGAAATATCGGTGGCTGCGGTGTCCACGAGGGTATCGTAGTAAGCCCGGTCGATGTCTCCCTCTTTGCCAAGCTGCTTGACCATCTCGGACTCCAGCCAACGATACCCTTTTGTCCCGGTTGCGGCGTCATACTTCTTCTCGCCGGTCTTTTTGTCCTCAGACTCCCGGCACAAGAGCCCGCCGCCACAGCCATCCTTGATGGGGCAGAACTGTCCCACTTTTCCGATGAAGACGTAGTCGTGCCCCTCGGCGATAACCTTTTTCAGCCGCTCGATTTCTTCATCAGCGCCGAACGGTCTGCTGCCGTCAGGGTCAACTCGCTTGAGCAGGTCGGCAAGGTCTTTTTCCGCAGCGGACACGTCCGGCAGGTTCTCGTTCATGTCCAGATGCAGAGCGCCCGTAACGGACTTGGTCTCGCACATGTCGTCGAAGGTGATCTCCTCATGGGTGAAGAGCTTCTTGAAGACATAGGGGATCTGGAACTGAGTGCCGGTGGCGGTCCACTCGCCGGCGTGCTTGCCGTCCTTATACTTGGCGATGTAGACGGCGTTGTTCACCAGGCACATACGGTCATAAGTAGCCTCATGCTCGAAAATATAACCGTACATCTTGCCGTACTCCATGACGAACTGGATGATCTCCGGCGTAGCATCCGGAATCTTGATGGAGTCCGTCTTGATGTGGGCAACAGTAAAGCCCCGCTTCTGGACCTCGTGCTTGAGGTTGACCATAAACAGGGCTCCGCGCTTGGCGACGATATTGTCTTTGTTCCGATTGTCCCGGAATGGGTTCTCGAAGCCGGCTGACGTCAGGCCATAGACAGAGTTGATGGCGATTTTCAGAGCCTGAGCCAGAGCATCGGCAGCACTCTCGTCCGTCAGGTACTTGGCCAATGCGCCGTTCAGCATCTTCCGGGCCTTATCGAACTCCTTGTGCTTGATGGCGACGCGGGCGTCACGAATCTCCTGGAACCGCTTGGTGTACTCCGGCCCAAACAGTTCCTCGGCGATGATGCTGGAGGGGTGCATGGACGCGATGTCCAGCAGAGCGATGTTGCCGTACATGCCAGGCTCCGCATAGACATAACCGCCCTCGCCAACTTCCTCGCCCCGGTAAGTGGATTTGCCATTCTCGAACTTATACCCGGGAAAGATAGGCCGCCCCTTCTTGTCAAAGGCGGTGTATTGGTCGTACTCAGGCTCGCCCATGGTAAACGGGAGCTCATCGATCTGGCTCACATCGCCCATATCACGATAGCGGAACGCATCCTGCGGACGCTTATTGCTACCGAAGATGATGCGGGCAGTCAGGGTGTTGGTGGTGTCGTTGACCGTCATGCCGGCCACGTCGGCCAGGATCTCTCGGGCGATGAAGTCCGCTTTGCGGGCATTGAACACGGCCTCGGTGGCGATGACATCATTGTCACAGTATTCCGCAACTTTCTGCCACATGCTCTCCGGCACCGGCTGGTCCCAGGGAAGACCGAGCTCCTGGTGATGAATGCCCAGCTCAATCTCCCATTTCTTCAAGCTCTGCTTCTTGGAGCAGAAGTCGTAAACGTCCGTATAAGAAACGTTATAGGCCTCTCCAAAAAAACAGTTGTTGCTCTTGGTCTTCTTTTCGCTGCTGATGATTTTCTGCGAGAGATTGTAGAGCTGCTCGTTGGTATAACCCATCAGACGGGCGTAGAGGATGTGGTTGTCGTACCGCCGGCAGTTGAAGCCGACAAGCCGGAACTTCATCAGTCCCTCGATCTCCTGGGGAGTGGGGTTAATCATCCGAACCACTGTCTTGCTTCCGGCAAACTTCCAGTTCACCAAGAACAGGTTCGGGAACACCTCCACGTCATAGAAGACAAGGTCAGCCTCGTCATTCGGAGCCGAGGGAGCGTTTTCGGCCGATTTGAACGGCATCTTGTTCACGAGTTTGATGCAGTAGTCGGCCTGGTTGGTGCTGTTGGCCGCAAAGGCCAGGACGGCGTTGCGCATATCAGTCACGTCATAAGTCATGCCGCTCTCATACGCATCCGTCAAAATCTTGTGGATAAAGTCGATGCTGGGCTTAGTAGCCGGATGAATCTCTTTGTTGAGATTTCGTTTGATTTGCACCCTAAGCCCTTTCTCGCTCTGAACCACTTTGGTGTTTACCACGCTGCTTTCTCCTTTCAACGGTAACCCAGAGCTTATCGTAGCGATAGGCAGGTTACTGCATTTGGTTAGTTTGCGACGCAGCGAGCTCTTCCCGGTGAAGACCTTTACCTCAATATGGTCATCATAAATCCGGCTGAGTCTCGTCGGGTCGCCAGTATAGATGTAGTGCAGGTGAATGCCGCATCCGCTCTTACTAACTTCCGCATAGGTCGGAGGCCACTTGCTTGCTTCGGCCAGATTGCGCTCAAAGCATTTGTTGCCCTGGTCGTCCGGAATATCAAAGTCGATGACAATGTGATTCGCCGGAAGTTTGACGTAGTGAAGGCGGCTGGTGTCCAGTTGGGAGAGTTTTCGCGAGACCTTTTCCCATTTCTGAGTGGGTGTCTCTTTTGAGGTCGCATACTGAGCGGGGCAGGTCGCACACTCTCGATCAAAGATAGACTCCGTGGTATCAAACTGAATGAGCCGATGGGTTGACTCCGATGTATCGCCAATGGTCTCCCCCTCAAATCGCTCCGTCCGAAAACCACTATAGTAGCTCCGAACACGGGAGCCATCCTCATGGCTGAACCGCTCGCTGTAGTCACGGAAGTAGTTCTTCAGCTCCTCCTTAAAGGCACGCTGACTGAGCGGATATGCTACTTTGGCCTCCTCGTTATAGGTCTTGTACATTTCCCAGGCGGCCTTGAGGGAAGTGCCATCTTCCCGTTTGAACACATGATAGGAGTCGACGATGAAGTTGTAGAAGTCGTTGGAAGCCCCCAGCATGGCAATCGGAATATAACTATCGTAGTAGCCCGGGTCGTCCAAATATACTTTCTGACAGTGGTACGCAATGGCCCCAAGCTCGAACTCGATTTGCTTCATGATGGTCTTGTACTCGTTCGGGTCCAGCTTATCGCCGGTGGGAGAGACGTCAATCAACCGCCGGATCAGACCCGACTTGGCGTCCGTAATCCGCACCGGCTTATTGGTGCCCATAAAGAGGAAAGCCTTAAAGCGGCTTGCATAGGTCGATTTGAACTTTTCGTTCACCGTCATCAACTCATGGGAGACCAGGCTGTTGAGCCTGGTGTTATCCTCGATGCGAGACAAATCACCATCGTGTTGAATGGCCACAAGGGGGTTGCTCCTGAACGCCTCCAGAGCAAATGCGTTGCTCGATGACCCGAGGGCTTTTGCGTCGAACACAGAATAGTAGCCCTCAAAGAGCTGTTGGATGATATTGAGTACCGTGGACTTGCCGGTGCCCGCTGAGCCATAGAGCACCACGAACTTTTGGAGCCGCTTGGAATCGCCGGATACAACGGAGCCAATGGCCCACTCGATCTTGTGGCGCTCCACGGGAGAATATAAGGTACTCATCAACTTGTTGTAGGCTTTCGGTTCGCCGGCCTCCAGCGGATAGCTCAGGACTTTGCTGGCGTAATCTTTTTTGCCGGTTTTGATATTGGAAAATATCAGTTTCTCGTCAAGCATGTGGAACTGGTCTTTCATCTGCTTTTGGCAGTAGCGATGCCAGGCGTCGATCATACCAGTCTCGGCATCCCACATATGCATGACACGGTAGTTTTCGTCGAAGCGCTTACAGTTCTCTTCAGCGTATCGGTCCAGTTCACGGTCGATCAGGTCGACCGCATCCTGCTCATCAGTCGACCATAACCCCAGGTCCTCCCGCCATATGGCATAGAAGTCCCCGCCGCGAATCATCAAATCACTGCTCTTCTTGATGATGAACTTGGGATAGATCTCGATGATACCACGCTTACCGCTGCGCGTCGAAATCACCAAGAAGTCTAACATTGTTTACTCCCCTTCGCTGCGCTCCAACTTCTTCACCCGGATGGAGAGCTGATAGACCTGCTCCTCCAGCTTCCAGCGCTCGATCTCGGACAGGATGGCACAGCCGGCGGCAATCACCGCGATAACCTTGAAGGCCTTGTTGCTCCGGCTCTGCTTGTTGAGCTTAGCCAGAAACGCCTTGGACGGCGTGACCGTCACAAGGACCTGATGGGTGATGTTTTTCATACGAAACTCCCTTTCCTGATGATTTCGTTTAGATAGCAGTTCATCTGATACCAGATTTCAGTGGACCGCATATCAAAGCGGCTGTCGTTGATGGTGAAGAGACCGCCCTCACCATTTCGCCGGTAGTTGTGGTCGAGGAAGCGTTCGAGGACTGCGTCCACATAGCTTCGGTTGAACCGCGCATCCGTCATAGTGCCAAGGCCCAGACTTGTCAGCATACTCCAGAACCATTGTCCGGTCCGGTTGCCAATATCGGGGTCGTCCATCAGATGCTCCTCGCAGCGAATCGCAAGGGCGGTCATCATTTCCAGGATGCTGCATGAGCGGTCGTCCAGAAAGTCGGCGACCATCGCGTCACAGTAGTCATACTCGCGACCGAACCGATACCTAAGCGCGATGCCGTCTTCGGCCCGGTTGCCGTCCATCGGAATCGTATAGATAAATTCCGTATCGTACAGTCTGGTAAACAGCTTACGATAGGACTTATTAGAATATCGGTCATCGACCACGAGCCGGTACATCCAATCAAAATACTGATCGATCAGTTCGTCTCTGGTCAAGGGTTAGACCTCCTTATCAGTGGTTCGGAGGAAGGGTTTCCTGGAACTCGGAGAACTCACGAAGATCCTCAAGGATCTCGTAGTCGCAGCGTCTGGCGTCGTTCCGAACATGCACGCAGTCCTCCTCGTATTCGCCGATGTGCTCCAGGGCGTCGCCGACAATTTCCTCCACGTTATCGACGACCTCACCGCACTCATCCGCCAGAACACCGTCGGCGAAGTGCGTCAGGCTGACCTTGGTATACTCCTCGATTTCCCCAAACTCATCCGGGGAAATGACATAGGGGAGCTCGCCCGGTTTGGGGCCAGGCTTGGGCTCGACGGTACGGGAGTAGTCAGTGTATCCGGCCTCCTGCACCTTCTGGGCGTAGTCAACGATGCTGGGCTTCTCCGGGGGCCTGCCAGGGGTCAGCGTCGTCGCCGGGGTCTCGGCCGGCTGCTCCTGCTCGCGCCGAGCATAGGCCTCTTTTACCGAGGCAATCTCCTGCTCGGCGATGTGAGCGTACTTCTCCTTGGCGCAGTACCATGCGGTGGCTCCGCCAACAGCAAGCCCGGCAAAGAACGCGACGGGCGTAGCAAATTTACTCATCATAGGTATCCTCCTCGTCTTTGATGCTCATTACGGTGACAGCCAGACCACCGAAGAGCAAAGCCGCACTCAGCAGCAACCCTCCGGTGATGTGGCGTTTCCGCTTGGTGTCCAGGACATAGTCCATCATGGAGACCAGATTTGCAAATCCTTCCATGTCTGTTACCTCCCGGACGACAGGACGGCCACGCCGCCGATGAAGCACAGGCCCGACATGGTCGCCAGGGTGTAGGACAGCAGGGACCGCATAAACTTTTTCATAATCGTTCCTCCTCTTAGTCATAGCTTGAAAAGTAGTGGTGTTCAACTTGGAACATAGGTACGCCGTAGTCACTGTAACGCTCGGTACGGAAGAATATCACATCATAGTCCGTCCGGTTCTCCAGTTCCTCACGCACAAGCTGGACGAGCTCGTCTTTGACCCAGCAGCGTTCGATACGGGGCGGCTGTATTCCAGAGTATTGGTTTTTCTGGTACACAACATCGTAAATGTTGTCGGGGAAATGCGGGTCATCAACGCGATTGAGAACCGTGTCGATGACCAACCGCTGACCCTCTTCACACTCGCCCTCTGCTTCCGCCATGGTAAGCAAGGCAATGATCGCGATGTCCGCTTCTGAAACCGGACTTTCTTCTGCCGGTATCGGCTCTTCGATAGCCGTAAATGTGGCAGGAACGTACTCCGTTTTCAAAGGCAGCGGCTTGACGGTCGAAATGGGCGGTGTCTTCTCGGCCTCAACCGGCGTAAAGAACGCCTGAGAGAGAGTAACCAAGGAGAGCACCGCCATCATAAAGAACAGTATGAATTTTTTCATGGCAAAGACCTCATACCAGGGACTCGTCCTGATGGTCGGCCAGCAGGGAGGTGATGTCGCCCACCACGTTAAAGTCCAGGATGAAAGACCGCTCGTAGCCGTTCACGAAGTCAACCGCCGCGGGCCGCCGGACCTCGAACATCCCGAAGTCAACGAAATCATCGCCGATGGGGTGCTTCGGGTCATAAATCCAACCCACGGCGGAGCCGGCCTTGGTGCGCTTGAAGCCCAGCATGTCGTAGACCTCGTTGAGAAAGAGATGCCCCTGAGAGCGGAGCTTATCGGTAGCCTGCGCCTGAAGCGCCTTCAGGTAGTAGAGGTTCTGCTCGGCGTCTTTCCGCCAGTCGGGGTGACTCTCATCGAAGATCTTGGCGTAGGGGCTGTACTTGGAGGGGTCCCACCCGGCCTCCGCGACATCGGCGGTCTTCTTAACCGTCTTCTCCTTGCCTTTGCCGTCCGTAACGGTCTCCTCGATCTCCTGGGCCTTGATGTTGTAGCGGAGCTCCTTCTCCACCTGCTCGCCGAAGCGCTCCAGAACACGGCCACGATAGTCCTTAAAGGACTTGTCCACAGCCGCATAGGCCGCCGCCAGGGCGACATTGCGCTTCTTCATGATGTTGTGACTGGCCAGGATGCTGGTGATGGACGCCGCGCCCAGCAGGACAGAGGGGGCGTACAGCTTGGCGAATTTGACGCCGGTCTGAACGTAGGCGACAGCCAGATCCTTCTTGCAGTCCTGCTCAGAGTAGGGCTTGTCGGCGTTGGTCACGCCGTTCTCATTCGCCTGGTGGATGGTACTGATCGTGTCGTTGGCCTCCTCGATGATCTTGCCGGCCTTGGTCGTGGCCTTGCAGGCCAGAACGGCGCTCGTGACGGCGCCAATGATGCCCAGACCCACGAGGATCTCCGGGCTCTTCCGCTGGAGCTTAAAGCCGACCTTATGGACGGTTCCGCTCAGCGACTTCATGATTTCGTTCTTTTTCATGGACAAAATATCTCCTTTTAGAATTGATAGATTTGGGCGGACAGTCAGCCCGCAAGTTCTCTCATGTACTCGTGATACTCAGCCTCGGTCGAGAACAGCATCCACTCGCCATTGACCAGGCCTTTGTACCCGAACGAGGTGGGGTATCCGTACATAGTGAGCCTCCTTAGTCGATTTGGACTGTTCTCGGAAGCTGCAAGATATACCCGTCACGAATACGGGCAACCTTGGCAGACCGAATATCAGTCCAGCCGTACTTGTTCGTGGTGTAGCCGCGTGGCGGTGTGATGCCGGCCAGGTCATACAGGTCGGCGACGCTGGCAACCTGGTACTGATTGATGACAGCCTCAAGCTGGTCTAACACCAATTCGGCGTCGGCCCGGGTCTCAAAGATGATGTCGTCATAGTCGATCCCGCCGGCACTTCTCGGCCGTCCGTACTCGCGGCGGTCATCCCTCCGGTCGTCATAGTACCGGTTATATGAGACTTTGGAGCCGTTGTTTTTTCGCCCCCCGATGCGGCCCGCCTCGCCGAACAGCATGATGCTCACGACATCGGCAATGGCGTTCTTAACGCCGGGGATGATGACGTCCTTAAAAATATAGCTCTTGACACTGGTGACATCATCGGGGAGAAACGCGCTGGCGAATTTCTGGGCCTCGCTTTTCTTGCGGGTCTTTGCCGTTCCGGTGACCACCTTGCCCACTTTTTTGTCAGGAGGGCTGGCAGAATTTCTCCCGCTGTGGGAGTTATCAGGATATTCGGGCATTGTTGTACCTCCAAACTTTTTATAAACGAAAAAGGGGAAGCACCCTGTTACAGGTACTCCCCCTCGGTGAACCACGTTGTTTACTTCTCGTCGTCCTCACCGGATTCCTCGTCGTCCGTAGCCTCCTCGGGCTCGGGCTTCGGGGCCTCCACCGACTTCGCGTTGGCCTGGGCCAGCTTCTTCGCGACGTACTTCTCCTCGGCGACCGCCCAGAGCTTCTTCGCCCCGCCGATGATGGCGTAAGCGATGAACCCTCCGACGATCCCCATGAGCAGGGCGCCAGCGTTGGAGCTGCCCTCGACCTCCTCGATCTCGGTGTCGGTCTCGATTTCCTCGACCTCGTTCGCTCTCACGTTCATGTCATCCATAGTGAAATTCTCCTTTTCTAAGTAATTTTTGGGATGGTTCTCCCATAATAGCAGATGCAAAATCTGCGGTTACCAAATATAAATCGGCGGGCTATGATGCCCAACAACCACGCAAGGCATTCCATTATCGGCTAACTGAGTGCTAAACTGCAAGTCGATGCACCCTTGGTGCTGTTCTATATCCCAACCAAGATGCTCACCAATATCTGTGTGACGAAGGCCGATTTCATCGTAAAATTCGTTCAGTGTAATCTGCATTTCATTTCTGATTCGGAAGTTCAAATCATTCATTGCCTTTTTAAGAATGTTTATGTCCGACTTAAAATATCGACCTGAGAGAGGGTCAAAACATAGAACATCTCCCTCTTTACACACGAGGACTTCTCTGCCCCCGAGGGGGGATTTTTCCAACTGTTTTTTTGCAACAGCGTCCTGAATGTCCTGAGCTTTTCTTTCGCCCACAACCTCGATGGTCTTCTCCTGATACTCTTTCAGAGCTGTCTCGGAGAGCGTATAGGCCGTGGCGAGCGCAGCATGGCGCTTCAGACTGACCGAACTCGCGCCGATGAGACAGGCCACCGACAGGGTTCCGGTTACGGCAGCGGGAACATAGCACTTCCAGGTAGTCTTGATGACCTCCGTGGTGTTGAGGCGCTTGTTTTCCTGAATTTCCCGCTCGTCGATGAGCTGGAGCGCCTTGGGCGTGGCCTTGACGGCCGTGATGGTGGTGGCAATCATGCCGGCGATGCCGATGCCGGTCAGGATTTGCGGGCTGTACTTCTTCAGAGCCGTTTTAGCGACCTCCAAAGATTTGACGATTGCTTTTTTCTTCATGAGAATATGTTCTCCTCTCTGAATAGTTCGAGCCATTCCCATAAGCATTTTTCAGCGATTGAGAATATCCGCTCGGCTTTGGTTCCGTCTGATGCGGCGTGAAACGCCGTCATCTTAATGGCAAGCTCCTCCATGATGTCTTCCGCCGAGTCCATAGGATGGTCCAGAATTGCATCGATAAGCTCCCCGGCAATCCACCTTGAAGTAGATACCTCCACAAACCAATGCTCCGACCAAAGGGCTTCGGGCTCTCCGGTTTCATAGAGGTACTCACTGAGCGCCTGCACTACGACTTCGTTCATCCAGTACCCCTCCAAAAGCGAAGAGCCCCTGTCAGGGCTCCTCAGCTTCTTCTTCACTTTCACGGGCGGCAAGTGCTTCATTGACTTTTTCCTCGATAAGCGCCTCCTGCTCCTTGCTGTCTGCCCAACTGGACAACAGTGTTCCAACCCCGCCAAGGGCCAGACCAACAAGGGACATCAGCTTAAACAAAGTTTTCTGCTCCATAAAGCATAACCTCCTTTCCATAAAGGTGCCTGCCGTTTTTGCGGATCAGTTCATTTCCAGCGCTTCCGGCGTCGGCGGAAAGTCCATTTCAATCATCCAGCACTCGATTGGCTCCCGATCCGGGCCGTCATCAATGCGGTGCTTAGAGTGTGAAAAGTCAATGAAATAGTAGTAATCAGACACGAACCAACCGAGGTCCTTTAAGTCCTCCGGAGTGTCGAGCCCGAGGAATGTGTAGAACGCGTCCACTCCGATTTCCCCGCCGTTGAGTGCGAAGTTGCGATTTACATGGAGCTCGGCCAGCAGAACATCTGAAAATGTAGCTTCAAAATATCGTTTGGAAAACGCATCGTAAAACAGATGCTTTTGCTCATCGGTTTCTCCAAAGTCGAACCTCCGACCGGTTAAGCTGCCGGAAATACTGGGGGCTTCCGGTTTCTCTACCATAAGCGAGTCCATGATTTTGTCATGCGTTTCCTGTCCATAGAGCTCTTTTACCTTGTTTTTGTACTCCATAAAGGAGCGATTCACCAGAGCATACGCACTGGCGAGGGAGGCCTGCTGCCGTCGGTTCAGCGTATTGGCTCCGAAGATGCAGGCGATGGTAGCAGCGCCGGTGACCGCGGCGGGAATGTAACATTTCCAGCACGATTTGACCACCTCCACTTTGGTCGCGGCGTGCGGGTTCCCATCATGGTTCTTCCGACTGTCGGCCCTCACCATTTCGAGAGCCTTGGGGGTTGCCTTGACGGCCAAGACCGCGGTTGTCACAACACCGACGGCTCCTATGCACGTCAAGATGGTCGGAGATGCCTTTTGAAAGGCTCGTCCAACCTTTTGACTTAGCTTGGGTTTCATTGCGCGTTCCCCTTTCAAAAATATAAGAGCCGTCGAATTGGCTCAAAAGTTAGAGAAGCAGTATCGGACTTGAACCGATGACCTCCTCAGACATGAGGCGCTCTACCACTGAGCTAACTGTCTCTCCATAAAACGACTTGCGAAATTTGCGGAAAGAGCAAAAGCCGCTGTTATGCGGCCTTGCCCTCAGAGACCAATGCTCTTCATCAGTTTGTTGAGTTCGTCCTTGGTGAGTTCCAAATCGACGTCCAAGTGGACATGCGTCTTATCATCCAGAACCGTCGTGCGAAATCCGTTAAGCTGAACATCCATGTTGCAGCCCAACTTATTACACAACGCTTTCTTGATGAACCTCGATGCCAGTCCAGTCATCCATTTCGATTCAATCTTCATCTCGTCCATACTCCTTAAACCCCTTTCATAGGTATTGGTATCCACAATAGGGGCTGCGAATTTGGCGCTAAATATAACGCCTGTCAAAGACCGTTTCCCACCGCTCCTTGGGAAGGGGCTTCATCTTCAGCGCCCACATGATTTGCCTGATTGTAACAGTGGGCCAGAGCCCGTCCGTACAAGCTCCAGCCCGCTTATCAAAAAATTCCTTGAAATTAGAATGTAAATATAAATCATCGGTCAGCCAAGCGTCCACCTCTGTCCAAAACGTACTCTTTGTCTCCGGATCATATCGCTGCTGTATCACAGCCAAACCCTCTTCGCCAATTTGGAACAAGGTGCAACTGTCATACACCGGATGATTGCAAATGTACCGTTTCCCATACATCGATAGATAGATTTCTGGTTTTTCGTAGTGGTATCGCATGGCCGCCTCCAAACAAAAAGAGGAAAAGCCCCTGTTGGGACTCCTCCTCCACGTTGATAATGCTTTAGTCGTCAAACATCTTGCAGGATGCTTTGCAGTAGGGGTATGGGCCTCCGCACGTTCTGCATCCGGCGGGCGGCATGTCGTTCCTGAAGATCAGGCAGTTTTTACCTCTTTCGTCGAGCACGAGTTCCATTTCGTCTCCATCCTCGTACTCATAGTCCATCTCGTCAATTTCCCATCCACAGGACGGGCAGGTATAAATATCACATCCGCCTTTGGGATCTTCTCTGCGATCCATGACCGCTCCGCACTTATTGCAGATTGCGTATCCTTTGTTCAGGTAGTCCATCAATTCGCTACCTACCGGTTTGATAACCCTATTTTCCTTTCTGCGCACTTTCATTACCTCCTGTTAATCTGGAAGCAACCATATGTATTATACAGCACTTCCGGCATTAAGTCGAGAGATATAAAGAGCTCTTTGTCATCTCCTTTCCATAAAGCGCCCTGCAAAATCGACGAAAAAAGCGAAGAGACCGTGTTTTTCACACGACCTCAACGCTTGTGCAGCCTTAACTCTTCCGCGTAGGCTTAAAGCGGTTGAACAGATTCTTGAATGTCTGCGAGGTGAACGTTCCGGTCTCCTCGAACTTGAGGCCCCTCGACATCCACACGCCGTAGAACACCAGCGGCAACACCAATTCCGCAGTCGCCACACCAATCCTCACATACCGGTCGATGACCTGGTCGCTGAGCTGATGCTGCTTGAGCTGCTCCTCGTTGGCCCGGGCGGCCTCGTCACCATCGGCCTGACGCTCTTTCAAAGTGAGCTCAGCACGATGCTGCTTGCTGTCCATAGCCCGACGAAGACGCTTCTCATCAGCCTCAGTCTTGGCCTTGATCTCGTCGATACGGAGCTTGTGTAGTGCTGTGAGATTCTTGATTGCCTCCGACTTCTTTTCGTCGTCGGATGAGAGGGAACTCAAGTTGGTGAGTTCCGCCTCGATCACCTCGTCCAGCAATTTCTTGATCTCTGCCATTTTGCATTTCTCCTTTCAGTTTTGAGTTGGCTCCATAATAGCCACTGCTATTCGTGCGGGAGGAAGTTCTCGACCCGAACCTTGAACATGACGCGCCGTTTGCGCATAATGGTCCGGACGTCCGTATCCAACTCCAGAAACAGATAGGGTTCGCTGGTCGGGTCAGAACGGTCTACACGGAGATTACCCAAAGGTCGGCGATAGGATAGCACCACGCCGATAAGAAGTCCGATAAGAATACCAACGGCGATTTCCATAGATGTACCTCCAAAATGATTTTCAGAATTTTCAACCCGGGGAATTTTTCAGATACTAATTTAGCATGTTTTCCGGTCACCTGCGTGTTGGAAAATATAAAAAGGAAAGAGGCCCTGTTATAGGCCTCAATCCTCTCCGGGTCACATTACTTCCGATACAACAGTCTTCAGCGCTTGCGCTGCCGCTTTTGCGTCGTATGCTTTCGCCAGTGACATTGCCCGATGTCCGTCTGCCAGCAGATTAAACGCTTGCGCCTTTTGCGTCTGTCTAATCCCAAGGGCAGCAGGAACAATGGACAACATCAAGACTCCGGCAGACACTGTGGCAAAAGCCATAGCATAAGTCAGGACCTTGTTTTCAGTTTCCATGATGCAACCTCCTTTCCATAACAGGAAGTGCAAAATTTGCGGTTAGTCTCTTGCTTTGTCCAGCAGCCAGAAGAACCGTCTGTACCGGTCATAGTAGACGTCACGACAGCAGGGGATGCCATGCTGCATCTTCAAGGTGTCGTAGGACAGTCCCTCGGTCACGGCCCGCAAAATATAAGTATAGATCTCCGGGTCGGCTCCGATGGCTGCCTGCTCCACCATCTTCATGCGGTCGGCAAAGAACAGCCGTGACTCCGCACACCTGGCGGTCGGGTCGCCGTGTATCTGCCCGCTGCGAACAAAGATTGCCAGGTCAGCCGGACGGCGGCTCAGACTGTCAAGCGCCGCATGGGCCTGTTTCCAAATGGGGTACTGGAGACAGAAATGCTTGAGCTCATAGTAGCGGTGGCGCTCGATCCAGTATTTATTTTTGCCTGAGATCTCCGGGCGTATCGCAGTTCCCATTACCGTCTCTCTCCTTTCCATAAATATCCTGTCTCCTCGTAGAGCTTCTTGGGGGAGATGTAGAAGTTGATACGCCCCAACCTCGAATCCATCTCCTCAATGCTGGTTACCAGCTTGCCGCTGCGAGTGGCCTTGCCAATCGGGAGCCATCCAGACACAATCCCCGCTCGAACCCACGATGCGTCTTTACCATACACGCGGGCCGCAACAGCAACCGGAACTGAGCCGGAGGGGAAGTTTTCCTCACTCATTGGCGTTTACCTCCTTTCAACGGCTATTCTAAGTTTGTAGTCGCTTTTTGTTAAAAAGAACTCGGTCAAAAGGAAAGAGCCCCTGTTTCAGGGCTCCGTCCTCTTGAATCACAATTTGCTCAGGTAAACAATACCCTCACGAAGCGACACCTTGATGGGGTAGCCAGAATGCTTAGCGGCGACGCCCAGGCACGACCGGCAGACCTTCGCGGATTTGTAGTCATGGTCGCTAAAGTCGATTTGTACGACCTTGTCGTCCCCTCTCACAAACTCCTCAATGAGGTCTTGCAGGTGATGCCTGCCTCGCCGTTTAGGTACGGCCTCCACAGGTATAAGTTTCATGTTCTGTTTCTCCTTTCAAATATGGATTCCTCCATAAAAGGAGTTGCGGTTCCTGCGATTTCCAATTAGCCATGGTCAGTTCGCAAGGGTAGTCCTCGAAGCCAATCGTCTCACAGGTGATAAGCCCCTCCAGAACCCCGAGGATGACCTCGGCCTCATATTGCTTATGCGGAAATATCAGTTCGGGCAGCTCTCTGTGAAATGCACAGCACTCAGAGCATCGGAGCCGGCGAATTTTGACCCAGGACGTGGCCCGATTTTTCGTCCGTACAATTCTGGGGACCATCCCGTAATACTTCAACGCCCCACCGCACTTGGGACAGATAGACACGTCTACGCTAACCATATCTTGGCCTCCGCTAATCTAAGTTAGGAGTGTGTCTAATCTAAATAAAAAATTTTGTGTAGGAATAGCTTGACAAACTCCTACACAATGATATATTATTATTTTGGAGGTGTCAATCATGCTTATCAAATGTCCTGAATGCGAGCTGCAAGTCAGTGACAAGGCTCCGGCCTGTCCTCACTGTGGCTATCCGATGCAGCCGACTGCCAAACGAAAACCGCGTGCCAAGAATAACAAACGACGACGCCTCCCAAATGGCTTCGGACAAATCACGGAGATAAAAACCAACAATCTTCGCAAACCGTTCAGAGCAATGGTCACGGTTGGCAAAACACCTGAGGGAAAACCTATTTGCAGACCCCTTAAACCGAAGTCGTATTTTCTAACTTACAATGACGCTTATGCGGCCCTCGTGGAATATAACAAAAACCCCTATGACCTGGAGCCGTCCATCACAGTCAAAGAACTCTATGTTAAATGGACGGAAGAGTATTTCAAGACCTTAAAAGCAGACGGCAGTGTTCGAGCGGTCACATCCGCCTGGGCTTATTGCTCGGCAGTCTATAACATGCGAGTGAAAGACGTTCGTGCCCGCCATGTCAAAGGCTGCATGGAAGAGGGAACCGCAGTTGTCAGGGGGAGAGAGCAGCACCCCAGCGCATCCATGAAGAACAAAATCAAGTCCCTGTTCAATCTCATGTTGGACTACGCCCTTGAGTATGAATTGGTCGACCGGAACTACTCCCGCACATTCAACCTGACCGAAGAGACTATCAAAGAGATCCAAACGGTGAAGAAAGAGCATATGCCCTTTACCGAAGAAGAGATGGGGCGTCTCTGGACCCATGTCGATGACAAACGGTTTGTAGACGCCATGCTGATCCAGTGCTACTCAGGCTGGCGTCCCCAGGAGCTCGGCCTATTGGAGCTGGAAAATATAGATCTGGAGAACTGGACGTTCAAAGGCGGCATGAAAACTGACGCCGGCATGGACCGAGTCGTTCCCATCCATTCGAGGATACGCCCTCTTGTTGAGCGAAAATATAAAGAGGCTCTGACAATCGGCAGTAAATACCTGTTCAACTGTACGGACGGCCGGAGTGGCAAACCTACGATAATGACCTATCAGCGATACCAAAAGGGTTTTGGCATGGTTCGTGAGGAACTGAAGCTGAATCCTGAGCATCGTCCGCACGATGGCAGAAAACATTTTGTCACAGCTTGTAAAAAGGCCGGGGTTGACGAGTATGCCATCAAATATATGGTCGGCCACAAGATTTCGGACATCACCGAAAAGGTCTATACCCAGCGAGAGTTTGAGTGGCTGAAACAGGAAATCGAAAAAATAAAATAGGGTGCGCGATGGGCGGAAATTTTTGACAGCGCCTCCATGTGTATCAGATTGACTTTGGACGAGAACCGGAGGTGATAATCCAGGAGAAACACTATTCAATCGGAAAGGAGGGAAAGCTCTATGGCCAGATTGACAAACGAAGAAATCAGACGCATGTCCCTTGATGAAGCCGATGCATATACCGACGCGCATCCCGCTGAAGCATGGCTTAAAGGCCGGGATTCTCGCTCCCGAGCCTGAGATGGTCGAAGTGGTCTGATAACAACACAAAGCCACCCCTAACTGCCACCAACGGTCAAGGGCGGTTTCCTTTCCGACTGAATACTATTTCTCCTCGGATTCGGTCTCCCAAAGGTTCCCTGCTTCGTCAGGAACAAACCTGCGACTGTTCTCCGGGTTTATCGCATGGGCAACGTCTGTGGTATGCCGACATTCCCGACCTCTTTTGTAGCAGCCGGTTTTCGAGCAAGTTTCCACGTTGCCGTCGCATAAATATAAGATTTCTTGCATGGTAAATCCTCTCCTCAGAAGTGTAGGAATAGCTGTATAGGAATAACATAGGAATAAAATACGAGTTATCTACATTTCTTTGCTTTTACCCACTTCTTACTGCTTCTCAAACCGTTGGAATAACAGCATTTAGCAGTAGATGTGTCTTAAAGATGTTTCTATAATAGAAGCATAAAGTCCCGTATTTCCAAGGCCTAAACGGTCAAGGTGTAGGAGTAGTCAAGGAATAAACGACACTCCTACACCTTTTTCCGCTTCTAATTACTGTTTGCCGGTCCTGCCGATAGCCTCCATGAGCTTGTCATAACCAAACATGGCTGCATACGCTACCATGAACCCCAGCACGACCGCGGCGGCCACCATATACCATACCACCGCG